TCGATCTATTTGGCGGTAGCGGAACAACCATTATCGCCTGTGAACAAAACGATAGAGACGCTTACGTTATGGAGCTGGATCCTCGCTATGTCGATGTGATCATCGCCAGATGGGAAGCGCTAACGGGCAATAAGGCTGTACTGATATGAATTTAGGGTAGCCACTGATCGATCAATGAACGAACAAGGCGAGTGCGGCGTGAAGCTGTCATGGACGCACGGGGTTTCCCTCCGGCTGGCGGGGGCCGAAGGACGATTCGATAACAGAGATTGGAGGGATGCGCCATTGCGAACGGCAAGTATCAGGAGTGGCTGACGGACGATGGCCTTCTCTGCATTGAAGGCTGGGCAAGAGAAGGACTGACGGACGCTCAGATCGCCGTCAAAATGGGCATTTCCTCCACCACTTTCTACCGATGGCAGCTGGAACACGGGGAGTTTCGGGAGGCCCTTAAAAAAGGCAAAGCCCCCGTTGACACCCAGGTGGAGAATTCCCTCCTCAAACGTGCGCTTGGATATTCCTACACCGAAACCGTGACGGACTTCGAGCTGATCGACACCGGACGGGTGGATGACGACGGGAAGCCCATCCTGGAGAAAAAGATCAAGAATATCCGATCCACGAAAAAAGAAGTTCCGCCCGACGTGGGCGCCGCCGCCTTCTGGCTGAAAAACAGGCGGCCTGACCGATGGAGAGAGAAGCGCGAGGAGCAGATTCAGGTCACCAGTGCCGATTACAGCCTGTTGGATGAAGTGGCCGAGGCGGTGAGACGGAATGGCCAGAACTAAGCCTCTTACAACGCAGCAGGAGACGGCCCTGTGGCTGCTCAGACATCCCGCCGAGTATGGGCGAAGGCTGGGCTATACCCTGCTGCGCGACGCACTCCACGGCCCCTGGATGGAGGAAATCATCTGGGGCATTGAGGATATGACGCTGCAATCCCACCGCGGCTCCTACAAAACCACGTGCCTGGCTGTTTCCATTGTCAATATCATGCTCACACAGCGTGGCAAGAACATCATCTTCCTTCGGAAAACGGACAACGACGTGGCCGAAGTGCTCCAGGCGGTCCGGGCTGCGCTCCTGCATCCGCTGACACAGGCGATCTGCCAGGTACTCACCGGGAAACCATTGGAACTGTACCTGGCTACCAACAAAAAGATCACTACCAGCCTGTATTCCCGTGCCGGCGGCGCTCCACAGCTTCTTGGCATCGGCCTGGGCAGCTCCCTGACAGGCAAACACGCCGATATCATCATCACCGACGACATCGTGAACCGGCTGGACCGTCAGAGCAAAGCGGAACGGGAGCGGACAAAGCAGATCTACCAGGAGCTCCAAAACCTGCGTAATCCAGGCGGCCGGATCATCAACACCGGCACCCCATGGCATAAGGAAGACGCCTTCACGCTGATGCCCGCGCCGATGCAGTACGACTGCTACACCACCGGCCTGCTTTCCAAAGAGCAGATCGAGCAGCTGCGCATGAACATGGCGCCCTCTCTGTTCGCGGCCAACTACGAGCTGAAGCACATCGCGTCCGAAGGCGCTCTGTTTACCAGCGTCCCGAAGATCCTCAGGGAGACGGACGACCTTGGAAACCACCGGCTGCGGAACGGCATTGCGCACATCGACGCCGCGTATGGCGGCGAAGACGGGACCGCTTTCACCCTGGCCAGAAAAGAAGGCGACACGATCTACCTGTACGGCAGACTGTGGCAGAGCCATGTAGACACCGTACTGCAAACCGCGATCAGGCTATCGAAAGAATACCAGTGCGGCCCGATCTACGTGGAACTCAACGCGGACAAAGGCTATCTCAGCCGGGAAATCCGCAATCACAATTATGCTGCTTTCGGTTATACAGAAGACGAGAACAAGTATATCAAGATCAGCTCGTATCTCCGAAAGTGGTGGAAAAACATCGTCATCATTCAAGGGACCGATCCTGCGTATATTGACCAGATCCTGGACTACACCGATACGGCGGCGCATGATGACGCCCCGGACAGCGCGGCCAGTGTTTGCAGGATACTGGATAGGAGGTAATCATGTCCGACATCACTTCACTCTATACGCCCGCGGAAGCATGGGACGAGCTGCTGAAAAAGCGCAGATATTACGTGCGGAAAATGCTTGCGCCCTGGAGCGGGGAGCACACGGAGCTCCGCGATACAGCCCGGAACGGTTCCTTCTGGCGGAGAAAAGGGAAAGCGAAAGTCCACGTGCCCCTGGCCGCTGATATTGCGTCCGTCTCCGCCGATATCCTCTTCTGCGAACGCCCCCGTTTCACCATTTACGACGATCAGGTGGAAAAGGAAGAAAGCAAAAAGCAGAGCCGGCTGGATGAGATCATCCGAAAGAACGCGCTCTACAATAAGCTGCACGAAGCTGCCGAAATGGCGGCCGCCGGCGGCGATGTTTTCTTCAAAATCAATTACGATCAGAAAGAGCGGGACTACCCTGTTTTGATGATCGTGTCCACCGAAAACGCGCTTCCTGAATGGCGGCTGGGCGAACTGGTTTCCGTGCATTTCTTCACGGTGCTCAAGCAGGAACGGGACGGCTCCCGCATTTGGCGGCTGTATGAACGCTATGACCGCGGGAAAATCTTCTCCGCTGTGTACTGCGGTGATTCTTCTTCCCTGGGTGCGGAAGATGCGGGCATGCTGGCAGATCTCGGCCTGCAAGAAGAACTGACGCTGCCGGTGGACGCTATGGCTGCTGTACAGGTTTTCAACATGAAGCCGTCCCGTATCCAATGCGGATCTGAAAACGGGCGCAGCGATTTTGAAGGTCAGCGGGATCAGCTGGACGCTCTCGACGAAGCCATGAGCTCCTGGCTGCGTGATATTCGGCTCGGCAAGGCCCGGCTGCTGGTTCCGAGGGAGTATCTGCGGAAAACGACCGACAGCATGTTCCCCGGAGACAGCAGCTTCACCTGGGAATTTGACGTTGACATTGAAACGCTGGTGGCGCTGGATATCGCCAACGACAAGAACATGGATATCACGCCCAGCCAGTTTGAAATCCGGGCCGAACAGCACGCCAAAACGACGGAAATGCTGATCCGGAACATCATCAGCATGGCCGGGTACAGCCCGCAGTCCTTCGGCCTGGATATCAACGGCAGCGCCCAGAGCGGCACTGCCCTGCATATCCGGGAAAAGAAATCCTACACCACCCGCGGGAAGAAGATCAATTACTGGGATGGCCCCCTGGAGCACATCCTGACTGTGCTGCTCCAACTGGATCGGGCCATCTATCACACGCCGGATATTCACGACGCCGACCGGGTGCAGGTGAATTTCCCCGACGTGCTAACAACCGACATCGCCACAATCGCGTCCGCTGTCAATATGCTGCATACCGCCCAGGCGGCCAGCACAGAAACGCTGGTGAAGATGCAGCATCCGGAATGGAGCGCAAAGCAGATCAGCGACGAAGTGGACAAAATCATGCAGGAGTATGGCGTCGCTTCTCCTCGTCCCGATCCGTTGAATGGCGATCTGGAATAAGAGAGGTGAGGCGTGATGGCCGGTTACGGCTTCAATACAGGCCTTGACGGTCACCGCATCCAGCCGCTTACGGAAAAGGACGCCGAAGAGATCGCCGAGGGCCTGAAGATCATCTACGGGAACGCCAGGGAAAGAATGCTGACCAGCGTGGCCAACCGCGTCTCCCGCGGCGTGACACGATACGGATGGGCGGAACGCAAGGCCAGCGAGGTTTTGGCTGCTCACGCACAGTTGGAAAGAGATATAGATCGCGACGCCAGGGAACGCGGAAGCCTGCTTTCCGGCGTCATGGACAGAGCCTACATGACCGGCAGCCAGCAATTCTATACGGATATGCGTTCTATCCTGGGTGATACGGCCCATGTAAGCCCCAACAGCCAGAAGACGGGGTACATACTGGCCGATCTGAATAACAGCCTGAACGCCGCTGAGAGGCGAATCCTGCGGCAGTTTGACGACCGATACGCTGATATCATCGGCGCCATTTCATCGGAAATGGCGACAGGCGTCATGAATGCGCGTCAGGCAGTCGGAGAGGCGCTTCAGCAATTCGCCGATCAGGGGATCACGGGCTTTATTGATCGCGGGGGCCATCACTGGACGCTGGAAAACTACGCTGAAATGGCTGTGCTGACCGCCATCGAGCGGGCAACCGTGTCCGGGTATGTGGACACCATGCAATCCTACGGCTTCGATCTGGCTGTCATTGACGGGCACATCGGAAGCTGTCCCATCTGCGAAGCCTGGGAGGGCGTGATCGTCTCCGTTTCCGGGAACGATCCCAACTATCCTTCCCTCAGCGACGCGGAGAATGCCGGTTGCTTCCATCCTCGCTGTATGCACGGGATTCATACGTACTATGAGGGCATTACCCACACGCCCAAAGACGGGTTCCGTGACGAACCGCGTCCAGTGCGTCCGGCATCGAAACAGTACACCGCCAGATCAAGACAGCGGTATTGTGAACGGATGGCGCAGAAATACCGGGATCGGGCCCTGGTTGCGCAGACGCCCCAGCAGAAAGCCCAGGCGAATCATAAGGCCAGGGAATGGAGCGAAGAAGCAAAACGGCAAAAGAGCTTGCAATTTAGTCGAACATCTGGTAATATAGGATTACAGCAGACTGGTGGTAAGTTGCCATTGTGGCTGGATGACAAACGGCAGAAGGAACGGGCCGTGCAAGCTGAAGCCGCGTATGACGCTATCAGGAAAGCTGATGACATTGCGGCGATTGCCAGAGCGAGTGGCTTCTCAGTTGACGATATCATGACCATCAAAAATCATATTTTCTTTGAAAGCCATGCGCTTTATGATGGTTATGGTACACTTTCCGCTGATTACGACATAGCTGTTGCCTGGAAACGCATTGCTGATGGTCATCCGTTGGATCGTGACATAACGCTGTTGCGCCATGAGCTTGCTGAAGCACAAGCCGAAAAAGCTGGTTCACTCACATTGTCTCAGGCTCACGCGGCTGCTAATACTCAGTATAATTGGGCTGAACAACTGGAAAAAGAAAAAGGAGAGGAAGGTGAAGATGATGGTCTATTGCAAACTGATCAGCCATAACGGCAATTCTGATGCGACATATGCGTTTGGCGCATATGAAAGCGATATGACCGGAAGAATTACCTTCTACTCCGACGGAAGAACGCCGCTGATTGGAAGGCATCCTGACAGCGGTCATGTATCGAACCTTTGGATAGGAAAGCTCTTGCAGAAATACAGCGATGCTTTGAAAGCTGGAACTTTCAAAGAAAAAATGGCATATGAATGCTGATGGCCCACCCCGCAGACGTAATATAAAAGAGCCGAACCTCCGCAAAGGTTCGGCTCAGCGCCCGATAGAAGATTATCTCTTCTTCCCCGCAGCCTGCGAGAGCGCACTGCCAGCCAGCGTCTTGGTAGTCGCACTGGAACGCTTACTTGACAGCGCTTTCGCCGCCTTGGTCGCCACCTTCGGGCTGGTGACCTTTTTGCTGCTCGATTTCACAGCCATCTATTTCACCTCCCCTCGTGTGGGATGCATTTATTCTACCACACAGCAACAGACACGGTCAATACAACATATATGTATGGATAATATGAAAGTTGATATTCTTGGTACAACATATAGTGTCGTTGTAAGGAACGTAAAGGAAGACAAGCGACTGGAAGGCTATTCCGGGTATTGCGATCCCACATCGCATGAACTGGTGATCGAAGACGGAGAAGGAAGTGATTTGAGGGATTTCCCCGCGTACCAGCGGCGTGTCCTGCGGCATGAAATAATTCACGCTTTTATGTTTGAAAGCGGACTTGGTTCAGATGCAACCTACAAACGGGACGAGGAAACACATCCCGAATTGATGATTGACTGGTTCGCCCGGCAAGCGCCGAAGATTTACAGAACCTTTCAGGCAGCCGGCATTATCGACTAAGCCGCCCCGCAGACGCGAGGCGGTTTTCAATACCAATAACTGAAAGCATAATTCACCCCTATTCAAAATGGGAAACACCGCCTGCGCAGGGCGGTTTTTCTATACCGATTTTTGCATGAAAGGAGCTGATCAACATGGCCACCAAGACCAAGGCGGCGGTGATCCCGCCCGATGAAGTCGCCGTGCCCCGCAGCGTGCTCAGGCAGTTCGTATCCCTGGTGGAAGGGCTGGAACAGGCGGACAACGCCTACATGAGCTGCCAGGCGTCCCTGTTCCGGGATTACGTTCACGGCGCTTACAGAGCTGCCAACGTGAGAAACGCGGTGGAACAGGCCAGACACGCGCTGGAGCCTGCGGAAACGCCCGAAACCGAATAACCCGTTAATCGGGCGGAAACGGCTATCAGGGGCGTTCTCCATCCAGACAGGTTTAGAACCTGTCCAAACCCGTTGCGCCCAAAACAGGGCGGTTGCAACTGCCAAAATCGGCATATCCTGGACAAATCAGCAGACTGACGCAAATCGGCCTGCTTTTTTGCTGCCCGCCGGGGAGGCTATGCCCCGGACTTCAAAGCAGGAAGGGACCTGCATAAAAAACCGAAGGAGGAATGTTCGTGGATATCTCTACACTCAAAGCCCATCTCGGCGACGAACTCTATTCCCAGGTGGAGGCTGCGCTCAAGGACGTTGACGGCCTGACCATCATTGCCACCAATGACGGCTCTTGGCTGCCCAAGGCGAGGCTTGACGAAGCGCTCGGCAAGCAGAAGGACCTTAAGGGGACCATCGCCACCCTGACCCAGCAGCTGGCGGAGGCGAAGAAAGCCGGCGAAAGCGCCACCGCCCTTCAGGCTACCGTCGATTCCCTGACCCAGCAGGTGAAGGACCGTGACGCCACTATCACTGGCATGAAACGCTCCGGCAAGATCCAGGATGCGCTTCGCAAAGCCAAAGCGCGTGACGCTGCCGTTGTGGAAAAGCTGCTGGACGCTTCCAAAATCGGCGAGGACGACAAGGGCAACCTGACCGGCCTGGAAGATCAGATCAAAGCGCTGAAAGCGGGCTCCGCCTACCTCTTCGAGGAAGAGAAGGGCGGCAAAGCTGGATTCGGCGGCGGGAAAGACCCCAACGCCGGAAAAGGCGGCAGTAACAACAGCAATGCGGAAGTCAACTCCGCCATCAGGGCGGCGTTCGGCTTCACGCAGGAATAATCGTCCGAAAGAAAGGAGAATAATACTATGGCTCTTATTGATCGCAGCGGCGCGGAAGTCCTCATCCCCGAGGAGAAATCGCGTGAGATCCTTCAGTCTGTCCCCGAAAGCTCTATCGCCATGCGGCTGATGCGCCGCCTGCCGGATATGAGCTCTAAGACCCGCGTCCTCCCCGTGCTGGCGTCCCTGCCCATGGCCTACTTCGTGGACGGCGATACCGGCTTCAAGCAGACCACTTCCATGGCCTGGGAAAACGTGAAGATCCACGCTGAGGAAATCGCCTGCATCGTGCCCATTCCCCAGAACGTGCTGGATGACAGCGACTACGATATCTGGGGCAACGTGAGCCCCCGCATCCGCGAGGCCATCGGCGTCACCTTCGACAAGGCGGTGCTGCTCGGCACCAACAAGCCCACCAGCTTCCCTGCCGGCATCATCCCTGCTGCCGTGGACGCTGGCAATTACCTGGTCCACATCAACGGCGGCAATCTCTATCAGGAGCTGATGGGCGAAAACGGCCTGCTGGCGCTGATCGAAGACGACGGTTACGTGCCTAACGCTTATGTCGGCGCTATCAAGATGCGCTCCATCCTGCGCGGCACTGTGGACAACAACGGTCTGCCCATCTTCGGCCGCGCGGCCTATCAGCAGGGCGTGCAGGGCCGCGGTGTCTACGAGCTGGACGGCTCCGAAGCCATCTTCCCCAAGAGCGAAATCATGGATCCCGAAGAGATTCTGCTGCTGGGCGGCGATTGGAGCCAGGCTGTCTGGGCCATGCGCACCGATATTACCACCAAGCTGCTGACCGAAGCGGTCATCCAGGATCCCAGCGACAAGAGCATCGTCTATAACCTGGCTCAGCAGGATATGGTGGCTCTGCGCGTGGTGTTCCGCGCCGGCTGGGCGCTGCCCAACCCCATCAACCGCGTGAACCCCACCAAGGCCACCCGGTATCCCTTCGCCGTGCTGAAGCCTTCCAGCCTGGTCGCCATCGAAAGCGCGCGGTACAACGTGACCCAGCCCGCCAAGGCTGGCACGCCTCAGTCCTCTCATGATTCCGGCACCGGCTACACCGCCGCCATCACCTGGGCTCCCGCACCCGATTCCACCTTCGCCGCCGAAACTGTCTACACCGCCAAGGTGGTGCTGACCGCTGCGGATGGCTACGCCTTCTCCAACGACTTCGGCGCCGCGGATATCGTGGGCCTGCCCGCCACTTCCGGCGGCGGCGCGACCGCTTCCAAGGTCACCGTGACCCGCGACAGCGCCTCCCAGGTCACCATCGAAGTCAAGTACGTGGCGACCGCCGCCTGATCCATGCCGGACGGGCTGTTCTGATCACGGGGCAGCCCGTCCACTGCGGATGCAAGACGGGAGGTGACCACAATGAAAATCAGACTGACAAAGCCTGTCGTTCAGTTCGGGCGGATCATTCCTTCCGGCGTGATCCTCTCAAACGCTCCCCTTGAATTCATGCGGAAGCTGGTAGCCGAAGGACGAGCGGAACGGGTGGACGGCGTAAAACAGCCTGACGGCCTCTCTGCGGCCCCTGCAAGCGAGGATATAGGGAAACCTGCCCAGCAAGGCGGAGGAGCCAGGAAGCCTGTTGCAACCGCCCCAAATGGGAAACCAGAGAGAAAGCGGGCCGTGCAAAGGAAGGTGACGCCCGATGGCTGATCTTCATTCCTGGACGGGAACCGCCACCCAAAGCGAAACCGCGCTGATGGAAGAGCAAGTCCGGCTGTTCATTTTTCCGAACGAGGCGAAAACGGACGCGGAAGTGACCGCTTTCAACCAGGCCGTCGCGTTCCAGATTGCGCATGAGAAAAGCAGGCAGGACCAGTACGGGCAGATTCCGGACGGCGTAACGTCGTTCAAGATCGGCGACTTTTCCATGACGTTCGGCGAAGGCAGCAACAAAAGCGGGCTGACGCAGGCGAATATCTGCCCCGCG